GTCCAGTAATCTGTTACGTCGAGGCCAATGCCTGTCTATGGAGGTATTCCATGGTCGGAGTCCTTACTGAGCGTAAGAAACAAATCTCTTTTGTCTCCACAGTTTCCATCTTTCACCACACAGATCTGTTGGGAAGGTTCCCCGTTAGTAGGGGCCAAGCTTAGGAGCGGTTAACCCGTTCTGCCTTCCGGATCATACTTTCATTTGGTAATCAGTGTTTTCCTTTAACAAACCCTAGCTCGAGTTTGAATCCGATTGTGAGCGGGGACACTTCCGCTATTTAAGCCGCAATGGCACCCCTCTGGGGCCTCCTGAGCAAGATCGGGCGCAACGAAGCCCATAAAATGAGCCTTGGCACTCATGATCTCACGAAGGCGGCCGGACACCTCCGCAGACGGCGGTGACTGAGGGGCCACGGGGCGAAACAAAGCCCTGTCCCATCAACAATCGGTCGGATATCGACCCTTTCCCTCTTTACTCCGTATGATCCTCACTGGTATTACCCAGTTGGGACCACGCACTGTGCGCCTACAGAAGGCCCGTGTATCATCAACACAAGAGAAATGCCCCTCACTAATGGGCAGACGCCTCCCTCCTCCAGGACGAACTGGCCCTCTGCATCAATCCAGCGACCACATGACACGGTCACCTTCATAATGGATCAACCACTTGCGAGTCCAGGCAACCTCGAGCTCCCATTGGGCGAACTCAAGATCGTCCCTCCTCCTTTCTAGCTGCCGTCTTTCATTAATAATCTCTCGGACGCGTTCACAGATCTTGCACTCTTTCTTAACAAAAAAACCATCATCGTCGAGCATGATAGTTTCATGTGTAAGATCATAACAATCGGCCACGCGTCTAGGAATCCAGACAGTCTTTACAGTTTCGACCCTCAAGAGCCTTCTCAATGTACGACGGCGACCCATACGCTGGTAACGAGTCATCCGTTCAGATTTAAGTCTCTTGAGTACCTCCCTTAATTTTTCCTTTTCTGCTTTAACAAATTCTCCTCCTTCCCAATGCTCTGCAACAACAGCCTCCGCCAATTCAGAGTCATCATGCACACCAAACGGATCTTCCGCCTTAACAAGGTCAAGTCTCATAGGAGGCTCGACGCGGAATATCTTCCTTGCATCATGACCACTACGATACACCTCATACTGCTCAATTTCGCGGGTCAGACGAAGATCTCCGAGGCGAGAAACTCTAAACCCTAGGGAATAGAGGTTCAAACCGGAGGCCCTAATCAACCCACGAAAATGAATAGAAAGAAGATGTACCAATTGGCGAGTCTTGTTGGAACGAACAGAAGCAAAGGGACGGAGGATGTCATTCATTACAGTTCCTACATCTCGAGGGTCTCGAGTTGTAAGGCCGGCAGCCCGGACAAAGGGGATCATACGGAATCTAGACGAAAAATAAGTCGAATTTCCAACCAGGAACCTCGACGAATAAGACGTCTTCTTTTCGTTCAAATGAAACCCAATTCGGGACGCCTCTCTTTTGTAAATTTCCACCCATTTTAACGGCGCCTGCACGATGAGATCATCACCGTTTATTAGCTTAGGCACCTCCCCTACACCAGCCAACTTATCAACCCACCGAGCCGCAATATAATTCTGAAGACAGAGGAGGGGGAACGAGACCAAGTTCCCCATCAACTGACCTACAACAGGCTCAATGGTTGTATTCGTGAAGGCGATGAGAGGGCGGAGTGAACGACGGGCCTCCGAAAGGAGGGGGATAGCAGAGGGAGATGAAAACCGTGCAATCGAATCGATTATCGCCTCGGATATTTCTATCCGGAGATTATCAGTAGCTGCAGTGAAATCGGCAGACAAGTAGTCACCACCGGGAGTAAACCCAGCTGAGACTAAAGACTTGTGTCGAAGATCACCACGGAGCAGCCACTTATGTTTTGACAATCGATCATAGATAGCGGTATGCACGGGCTTCAAGAGCAAATAAGAAGGATGATTCTTGACGAGGGGACGAGGCTTTCCGGGCGCATTGGCCACCATAAAAGACGGCCGATGAAGCACCTCCGGCTTCTCCAAACTATTCAAATAGTCCCCCCTCCGCCCCATCCAGGATGAATAACTTCCTCCTTCAGACCGAGTTGCCTCGGTAGTTGAAGAGAAAGGAGGAGTGACTCGTCTGGCGTGACGCTCTATCTCGCTTTTTCGAATGCCCTTTGGGAAGATTTCATGAACAACCTCCCCAACAAACTCCAAATAACCCTCAGGAAGGGGGTCATTTTTCCTTTGTGTGAGTCGTCCAATCAACTCTTCCTCCAAACCACCCTCCATGCAATCACAGCACTGAGGCCACGATTTAGGAATGGAGGATATTGAAGCGGCAAAAGAAAGAGCATAAAGCTCGTCCACGCCCTGTATGGAGTTTCCGGCCAAACAGGACACCAAATCAACATTGAGAGACCTTTTCACGCTCGCCGTGTAATCGCCACACTTGCCGTTAACCGGAAGTGGCCTTACACCTGAGGCGAGACCGTAGAAGCTCTCGATGAAGGAAACCGCACGTTTGGTAGCAGTGCGGACGCTGTGTTGGAACGTTTTACAACGTTCAGATGCAGGATAAACTGCGGTCTCTGGTGAAAGAATCATCAGGGAGCGTAAGTACTACCAGGGCAGCGCTCGCGCGTCCAATCTCAGCC